AAGTGTTGCCTATCGTGCAGTCTGGTTCGACGAAAAAAGTTACTGTTACAGAAATGATTGCAGCGCAACTCGCAGCAAACATTGTTACTGAAGCCGGAACGACACGCACGTTGAGCGCCAGCGACAATCAGAAAATCATTTACTGTACTAGCGGCTCCGCAGTTACAATCACTTGCGCGGCAGGGCTTGGCGCAGGGTTTAACGTGACAATCATTCAAGGCGGCGCAGGTAAAGTCACTGTTGCGGCTGGTGGGCAGACGCTAGTATCCTACTCATCGTTGTTTAGTACGATGGGCCAGTACGCTGTTATCTCGCTTATAGCACCTGTCGCCAACACCTTTATAGCGGCGGGCAACCTCGGAGTTTAATAAATGTCAGTAACTCCTTCCCCCATTGGTGGGTTCGCGGCTCAATTTTTTGACAACAACGGCGTTATTCTGTCGGGCGGCAAGATTTACACCTATGCTGCCGGCACGACTACGCCGCAAGCGTCCTACACCAGCGCGGCTGGCGTTACGCCGCACGCAAACCCAATCATTCTGGACAGCGCAGGGCGCGTACCGGGCGGCGAGATTTGGCTGACTGACGGTTTGGTCTACAAGTTTGTCATTGAGACAGCCACAGGCATCCTGCTTGGCACTTACGACAACATCACTGGCGTCAACTCGAACTTCGTCAACTACACGATCCAAGAGGAAGTCATCACGGCCACCGCCGGCCAGACTGTGTTTAACCTTTCGACGATCAACTACACGCCCGGCACGAACTCGCTGTCGGTCTACATTGACGGTGTGAACCAGTATGTTGGCGACAGCTATCTGGAAACGGACAGCGATACCGTGACATTTACGTCTGGCGTACACGTTGGCGGCGAAGTAAAGTTTACCACAGCCGTTCAGACAACTACCGGCGCTGTAGACGCGTCGATTGTTAGTTATGAGCCACCGTTTACCGGCAGCGTTGCTACAAACGTAGAAGCCAAACTGGCTCAATATGTATCGGTCAAGGACTTCGGTGCTGTTGGCGATGGCGTAACGGATGACTCTGCGGCGTTTCTTGCGGCTATGACGGCTGCGCCAAATATATATGTGCCAGAAGGCACTTATTGTGTGGATGCTGGCAACAGTTCCGGCTGTCTTATTACGAGCGGAACTGGCTATAATGTCTATGGCGACGGTGAAAAAAGTATCATCAAGCGGTTCTCATATAACCCCGCAAGTAGCTGCATTAACTTTGACAGCGGATCATCTTCAGCGTTTATTAACGACGTAAAGTTTAGCAACCTCAAGTTCCTTGGTGATGTTGCTACACTTGGTCACAACGAAACCTACGGCCATTTGTTGCGTATGAACGGCGTGCGTAGAGTAGTGATTGAGAAATGCTACTTTGAAGGCCCACGTTCAGATGCGGTTTTGATTGGTTCCGGCGCAGGCGGTGGGACAGAGCGGCACAATTTTGATGTTGTGATCCGCGACTGCGTATTCGATGGCGTTCTTTACGGCGCAACTGGTGGCCGCAATGCAATCAGTTTCATAGACGTTGACCGTGCCACCATCGAAGGTAACGTATTCCGCAACTGGTCGCGTAACGATATGCCCGGTTGCATTTGTTTGGAGCCAGATGACGCGTTCGGCATTATCAAAAACGTCACCATCAGCGGCAACAAGTTTAGCAACTGCGGCGGTAATCGCGGACATGTCGCCATTTCTGTTGACAATATTGCCAACGCAAACTGGGCAAATATTATTGTTATTGGGAACACCTTTGCCACTAACAATGCTGTCAGCCTGTATTGCAGTAACACGCTAGGCACTGTCCCTAACGCAGTCATCATAGCTGATAACACTATTACAGATTGCGAACATATCTTGTTCCACCCTGTAGGCTCTGTCTATGGGCTTTCCATCGTGGACAACTCTACGTTCGCCTCTACATCAGGCTACGGTCGTATTTTGATTGGCGACAACACTACTGCTGGAAGAACATCTAAAGAGATCGACATTGTAGGTAATATGTTGGTCTCTAACGTGTCGGTTCCTGTGCTTGTAAGCAACAACATTACAACATTGAATTTCCGCAACAATACGATGCGCGGGGCGACTCAGTCGCATATGTCGCTTGGCTTGGTAGGCAACACTGTCCAAGAAGTATCTATTGTTGGGAACCAATTTTTAGGTTCTATTACCAATGAGATTGTTGTGGTCGCAGGAACGCAAGTTATTGCCACTAACGTATGGAATAATAACTACCACCCCAATACGGAGACACATGGGTTTCGCGCACTCCAAAACAACTTCGCAGGGTCTACTTTTAACCTTAAAACTATTTCTGACGCGGCTAATACATACCCTTACGGCGTTTCTCAAGCGCGGTATCAGAATGTGGCTATCGTAACCGCAAATGATAACGGTATGGTCGAAACGCGCCGACCATCTAGCAACTCTGAAGCGGCCACAATTCAGTTCTTCTATCCTGATTATAGTGGGACAGCTTTGGATGATTTTTATTTCCGCAAGGCAATAGATGCTACCACATGGGCGGCTTGGTTCCGCGTGACGGGGGTTTAAATGATTACGCCTGCCTATGGCCCTACTGCTACTGAGCGCGTCCTCCCGCGCATGGCGTTGGATTTTACAACTGGTGTTCTTGACCCCCGTGTTACATTTACACGCGCATCGACAGGGACATTTGTTGGTAGCAACGGCTCTATTCAGACGGCTGCGATTAACGGCCCACGCTTTGACTACAATCCTACCACGCTTGCGCCTAAAGGCTTACTGATTGAGGAGCAACGGACTAACGCACTAAGCGGCGTAGACTCCGTAAACCCAACTGTGATAACTGGGTGGACAACTTTCGGAGACGCGGCTGGTTCTCTCAGCGTTGTTTCGGATGACGCCGCTCTTGCAGCAGCCGGATTAAACGGCCTTTGCAGCACGGGCAAAGTATTCAAGCTCGACAACAGCGCCGGAACAACTCCTTTCTATGCGCGAGTAAATAACTCAATCACTTTAGGCGCAAACACATGGGCTTTCTCTACATACGCACGCGGATCAGGATCGTTTTCTTTTGACGTAAACGCAGGAACTTGGACACCGGGCGGAACTTCACCTGCGGTAACGTCGGTATATCAACGTCTTGTCTCTATCGGCGCGTCAAGCGTCTCGTCGAACCAATACCGCGTCAGCGTAACTGGCGGCAGCGTTGTGTATTTTATATTGATGCAGGCGGAGCAAGGCGCTTTTCCTACTTCCGTTATACCTAACACTGGCACATCTATAACACGCAATGCTGACGTTGTGACCATGACGGGGACGAACTTCAGCGATTGGTATAATGCTAGCGAAGGAGCTGTTTTTGTTCAAATTTTTCGAGGAGATGCAACGGGATCGTCTCGCGGCGCATGGCGTATAGACGCCGGAGCCACTAACACCGGAATGGATTATCGTCCATACGGATCAAATAACACGGTTAATATTAGTGGTGCATCTCAAGTGGATATATACCCCGGTGGCGGCGTTGCGAACTCTGTTGTTAGAAATGTTTTTGGATATAAAGTTAACGACTTTGCTGCTGCCACAAATGGCGGGGCGGCAGTTACTGATACACTGGGCAACCTTCCAACTGTTAACCAGATGGTTATCGGAGGATTGTCTGCTGCTACTGGGCAGATTTTGTGCGGCCATGTGCAGAAAATGTCTTATTGGCCGCAACGCCTGACCGAAGCCGAAATTAGAGCATTTTCAAAATAGGATTTTACCATGAGCCTCACCAAAGCAACTTACTCTATGATCGACGGGGCAACGCTGAACGTGCTGGATTACGGCGCGGTTGCTGATGGCAATTTTTCTGGATCGGCTTCTGGAACAGATAACCTTGCTGCATTTGCGGCAGCACTAACAGCCGCTGTGACTACAGGCGTTAACGCAGTTTATGTACCAGCAGGGATTTATTATATCTCCGCTGGATTAACCCTTCCTCGCGGCGTCACACTGTTTGGTGAAGGTACGGCTCATATGCCTGTTTGGACTAGCGGTGCTAATCGGCGCGGGACAGTCCTGCTGATTGCGGCGGCAAATGGTAGTGATTGTATTACGTTTGATACGGCGCTTAACTCAGGGCATAGCGTGCTGCGTAGCATTACCATTGCTCACGTTGGATCACTAACCAATCGGTCAGTTGTTTACATTGCCAATAATCTTTATCCGATTATGGAAAATGTTGAGCTTTTCAGCCTAGTTATATCAACTGGCGCGGGGCTTTATCTCTACGGATCAACGCTGTGGGGTAGTTTTAACAACGTCATTGCAGTTTGCCAAAACACTGGCGGCGCAAACGAGTATAGTTTCAGGTATGGCTTGCGAGTTTATGGTGTTGATGCAGTTACAGTTGCCAACGCTAATTCTTTTAATGCTGGGCAATTTGTCGGTACGTGGTCTGGCGCTATTTTTGACGGCGCAGCGGGAGATACTGGTGCATTGTCAGTTGTATTCCACGGAACAAAATTTGACCTGAACTGGAATGGCACTGCCGTTCCTACATATCTTGCAACTGGCACTGGTCTTTTTGATTATGCAAGCGGCCCTGTATATATCACGCCTGTTGTTCAGGTTACCAAAGGTCGGGACATTGCGTTTCATGCTTGCTATTTAGAAGCGGCTGGAGAGCCAGCAACTTACAATGATGGTTCAAATGGCGTCCATGATCTTGTTCCCGTTTTCCTGAACGAAAACGCTACAGACAATAGCGGCACAGGCGTTTTTGATTCCAACTGGAACAATGTATTCCCCTATGATACGGCGGTAGAAACTCTTATAGACCCGACAACAAGCGGGTATCGTCACAGTTCACGTAAAGTGCCTGTATTGACAGCTAGGCAAAACACCCCGCAATCCATACCAAATAACACATGGACAGCGGTTAATTTTGATACCTTTTTGTTCGGAAATAATAGCCATTTAAAATACGACGCAGCAACTGACGCAGTGATTTGCACAACAACAGGAACATATCTTGTTACGGCGCAAGTCGGTTACGATGGGTGGGCAACTGCAAGCACGATTGCGCGTATGCGTGTTTCTTTAAGCACGGGCGTTAATTTTTCAGGTGAAATAAAGCCACAGCAAGGGGCGGGTGTTGGCATTATAATTCAGCAAAGCTGTGTTGTGAACTTGAGCGCAGGCGATACTGTAACCATCGAAACATTGCAAACGCAAGGAACGGCGCAGAATACCGCTGCAAACTTTAGTATTGTCAGTGTTGTTCAGATTTAACAAGATTGCCAGACTGCATAAGATAAAGGAATAAACGATGTTAAAAGCAGCACCAAACTACAGGCTTTGATAGTATGAAAGATTTATACCTAAAAACCCTCACTGAAGCTGACATGAAAGCTGCGTTGATTGCGGCTGGCATTGTCACTGAGCAGACCATTGCTACCGAAGTCGGTGCGACTGAGGACGGCGACGCAATCTTGCAAGATGTGACGGCTCTTGTTCCAACAGAAGGCTTCTACGTCGATCACATCGGCCCGTTCTCGAAGGTCATTGGTTACGACGAAAAAGAAGAACCTATCTTGGAGAACTATCCCGATTGGCACACCAACCTTCGCGGCAGTTTTGACGAGGCGCAGTTGGCATTGCTAACACCCTTGAGCGTTGAACCTACAGTGCCTTACCGCGTGTGGGCTTAACTAACATGATTGCCAGACTGCATCAAATGATGTAGTCTAGCCACCAACCGTACTGATGCGGCTCATCAGGAACTCTTTAAGGGTTAAACATGGACGATAATGTCTTTACCGAAGCGGATGCCTCCGCGCCAGAACTCGAAGCCACGGCAGCAATCGAGCCTGTAGAAAACACGACGCCGGAAGAGCAGTCTGCTGAACAGGAAGCACCCAAGACCTTCACACAAGAAGACTTGGACGCCATTGTAGGCAAACGACTCGCAAGAGAGCAGCGTAAATGGGAACGCGAACAGGCTCAAAGAGCAGAGGAAATGCAGGCACGGCAGCAGCCGATCCACGACATAACTCCTGAGCAATTTGAGACTTACGAGGATTACGCAGAGGTTTTGGCCGAGCGTAAAGCCGAAGAACTGCTGGCACGCCGTGAAAAGGACAGCCAGCAACGTGCAATGCTAGAGTCTTATCACGAACGTGAAGAGGCGGCGCGGGACAAATATGACGACTTTGAACAAGTCGCCTATAACCCCAACCTTCCAATCACCGACGCGATGGCGATGGCAATACAAGCGTCCGATATTGGTCCCGATGTGATTTATCACTTAGGCATCAACACAAAAGACGCCCAGCGTATTTCGCGTATGGACCCCATTTTGCAAGCTAGGGAAATTGGTATGATCGAGGCGCGGCTTTCAGCCGAACCTACGTTCAAGAAAACCTCCAACGCCCCGGCACCGATTGCACCTGTCACTGCCCGCACCTCTGGTGCGCCGACATTTGATACGACAGACCCACGGTCAGTAAAGTCCATGAGTACGTCAGATTGGATTGAGGCAGAAAGGTTACGGCAGATCAAGAAGTACGAGGCACAACGCAACCGATAATTTAGGATTATTACCATGTCTAACTCGATTTTAACAATCGACATGATCACGCGCAAGGCGCTTGAGATTCTCGAAAACAACCTTGTTCTTACACGTAACGTAAACCGCCAGTACGACGACAGCTTTGCTGTTGAAGGCGCCAAGATTGGCTCAACCCTGCGTATCCGTCTTCCAGACCGCGCACTTGTAACTGATGGCGCAGCCCTTCAGGTACAGGACGACAACGAGCAGTTCACAACTCTGACCGTTGCCAACCAGAAGCACATCGGCGTTAACTTCACGACTGCTGAATTGACAATGCAGTTGGACGATTTCGCAGAGCGCGTTCTCAAGCCACGTATCTCGCAGCTTGCATCCAGCATCGACGCAGACGTTGCCAACGCTTACGCAACCATCGGTAACTCGGTCGGCACGCCCGGCACTACGCCAGCTACTTCGGCTGTTCTTCTTGCTGCACAGCAGAAGCTCAACGAAAATGCTGCCGTGATGTCGCCACGTTATGCCACTGTCAACCCAGCCGCAAACGCTGGCTTGGTCGAAGGCATGAAGGGTCTATTCAACCCAACCGACACAATCAGCAAGCAGTTCAAGAACGGCATGATGGGTACAGGCGTACTTGGTTTCGACGAAATCAATATGTCGCAGTCCATCAAGCAGTTCACCACTGGTTCGCGTACTGCAACCGGCGGCACGACTTCGGCGGCTGTTACGACAGAAGGTGCAACCACCATCGCCATCACTGGCGCTGGCGCGGCTGCTACTGTCAAGGCCGGCGACGTGTTCACTGTAGCTGACTGCTTTGCAGTTAACCCACAGACCCGTGAAAGCACAGGTTCGTTGTTCCAGTTCGTTGCGTTGGCTGACGTCACGCTCAACGGCTCTGGTGCAGGCAACATCACTGTTGCACCTGTTTACTCGGCTGCTCACGCTCTTGCCACTGTCAACACACTGCCCGGCAACAGCAAAGCTGTAGTGTTCGTTGGTGCGGCTTCTTCGCAATACGCGCAGAACCTCATCTACCACAAGGACGCCATCACCTTCGCAACCGCCGACCTTCTGCTCCCACAAGGCGTAGATATGGCTTCGCGTCAGGTACACAACGGCATCAGCTTGCGCGTTGTTCGTCAGTACGACATCAACAACGACCGTATGCCTTGCCGTATTGACGTTCTGTATGGCTACAGCACGATCCGTCCGCAAATGGCCGTTCGGATGTGGGGCTAATTTAATCATGGCCCTCGGTTCGCCGGGGGCCATAACTTTTCAGGAGATTTATCATGGCATTACCAAATGGCGGTTCCGCCTATCAGGTTTCAGATGGCAACGTTGATGCAGCCAAGCTGCTCGGCGGCTCGATCCTTACAGCTTCATCGGGCGCAGGCATCTATTTTCTTACAACTGCCGTAACGGCAAACAGCACGACAACCGACGCCCCTGCGGGTTCGATTGGCGTGACCACGAACGCAACCGGACTTGGCAAGATGTTCATTTCCGATGGCACTAAGTGGCAGTTTGCTGTTGTTGCGTAATTAATTTTGGGCGGCTTTCGGGCCGCCCATTTTCAGGAGTAATAACATGCCCAATACTAAAGCAGTAGGCGTTGCTTACGCCGACCCTGAGTTTGAAAGCGTTACCGTTACCGGCGCCGCCGTTGTAAGTTCACTTTCAGCAGGTTCGGTTGTTTCAACCGCCGCAAGCGGCGCTGTAGCCAGCAACGCAAGTGCAGGCGTCTATATCCTTAGCACTGCAATCACCGCTAACTCGACCACCACTTCGGCCCCTGTCGGTTCGCTTGGTATCACAACCAATGCAACTGGCCGTGGCAAGCTGTTCTACTCGGACGGCACCAAGTGGCAGTTCATGGCAATCAGCTAATATAGTGGACGGCTTTCGGGCCGTCCATTTTACGGAGTTTCTATGGCTGTCATCTATCTTGTTCACGAAGTCCACGGCGCAAAAGTCGCTATTTCAGAAGAAGAAGCGATTTCTGATGAAGATTTCGGCTGGGAACGCTATAATCCTGAAGAGCCTGCAAAGGCATCAGTAAACGAAATGCCGGCGCGCAATAGTCGCCGCCGCACAACGCAGGAAGACTAACCAATGGAAACGGCTGGGGACATCATTAACGGATCGCTTAGGCTGCTAGGCGTTCTGGCAGAAGGCGAAGTTCCATCGGCTGAGACATCGCAAGACGCACTGCGCGCCATGAACCAGATGATTGATAGCTGGAACACAGAGCGCCTGTCCGTCTTTGCAACACAAGACCAAATATTCACATGGCCCGCAGGGCAAATATCGCGCACGCTTGGGCCTTCCGGCGACTTCGTCGGCAACCGCCCTGTCCTGCTTGATGAATCGACGTACTTCGTCCAGCCCGGCACCGGCGTCAGCTACGGCATCAAATTTATCAACCAGCAGCAGTATAACGGTATCGCGGTCAAGTCCGTCACATCGACATTTCCGCAAGTTATTTTCGTCAACATGACGTACCCTGACATTGAAATGTTTATCTATCCGCGCCCCACAGCGGACCTGACATGGCATTTCATTTCGGTTGAAGAACTGACGCAGCCTGCGACGCTGGCAACGCAACTACATTTCCCGCCCGGCTATCTGCGTGCGTTCCGTTATAACTTGGCGTGCGAAATGGCACCTGAGTTTGGCACGGAGCCTTCATCGCAAGTCCGCCGTTTGGCGATGTCGTCGAAGCGTAACATCAAGCGCATCAACAATCCTGATGACATCATGTCGGTACCGTACAGCCTGATTGCTTCACGTCAGCGGTTCAACATCTACGCCGGGAACTACTAATGAAGACGCCGATCCTTGGGTCGGCGTATGTCGCTAGAAGCGTCAACGCCGCCGACAACCGTATGGTTAACCTGTTCCCTGAGATTGTCCCTGAAGGCGGCAAGGAGCCAGCGTTTCTTCAGCGCGCGCCGGGGCTGACTGCTCTTGCGACTATAGGCGTTGGTCCGATCCGCGGCATGTGGACCTATGGCAATTACGGCTATGTCGTCTCTGGCCCAACGCTGTTTCAGGTAGACAACAACTGGAACGCTGTCGCTAAAGGCACTGTGGGCGGTTCTGGCCCTGTCAGCATGGCTGACAACGGCACGCAGCTATTCATCGCTGCTAACCCGCTAGGCTACATCTACAACGCCAGCACCGACGTGTTCCAGCAGATCACCGATCCTGACTTCCCCGGCGCTGGCACGGTCGGCTACATCGACGGCTATTTTGTGTTCAACGAACCCAACAGCCAAAAGATTTGGGTGACATCGCTGCTCGACGGCCTGTCTGTTGACCCGCTGGAGTTTGCCAGCGCCGAAGGCAATCCAGACAACGTAGCCGCTATCTTTGTTGACCACCGCGAAGTTTGGGTGTTTGGCACAAACTCTACCGAAGTCTGGTATGACGCAGGGCTGCTCGACTTCCCGCTGACACGTATCCAAGGTGCGTTCAACGAACTAGGCTGCGCTGCCCCGTACAGCATCGCCAAGATGGACAACCAAGTCTATTGGCTAGGCAAGGATGCGCGCGGTCAAGGGATCGTCTACAAGGCCGCTGGCTACATCGGTCAGCGCGTGTCTACGCACGCTATCGAATGGCAGATGCAAGAGTATGCTGACATCTCGGATGCGACCGGCTACACATATCAGCAAGACGGCCACAGCTTCTACGTCCTGAACTTCCCCACCGCCAACACCACATGGGTGTACGATGTCGCCACCGGCGCATGGCATGAGCGGGCGTCGTTCCAGAACGGCCAGTTTAATCGTCACCGCGCCAGCAGCCAGATGTTCTTCAACGCCACTACGGTTGTGGGCGACTACCAGACCGGCAAGATTTATTCGTTCGACCTCACCGTGTACGCTGACGATGGCGCACCGCAGAAATGGCTGCGGTCGTGGCGCGCGCTGCCGACGGGCGCTAACAACCTCGCGCGTACTATCCAGCACTCCATGCAGCTTGACTGCGAAACAGGCGTGGGCCTGAACAACGGCCAAGGCAGCAATCCGCAAGCTATGCTGCGCTGGTCGGATGATGGCGGCCACACATGGTCTAGCGAACACTGGAAGTCGATGGGCCAGATTGGTCGGTCGGGCTATCGTACCATCTGGCGCCGCCTTGGCGCGACGATGAAGATACGTGACCGCGTCTACGAAGTGTCAGGCACTGACCCTGTACGGATTTACGTCATGGGTGCTGAACTGATACTTAGCGGGACAAGCGCCTAATGGCGTATTCGCCGATCAACCCTACACAGCTAACGCCGCCGCGCGTCGCCTTTATAGACGAGCGGTCAGGCGCGATTAGCCGTGAATGGTATCGGTTCTTCCTATCGCTGTTGACAGCTACGCAGACCAACCAAGACGAAGTTGAATTAGCGCCTGACGCTACGTCGCTGATAGCGTCCTATGACGCCATGCTAGAGTCGTTGGCGCAGACAACCGAAAGCGCGCCTGACTGCTGTTCCGCTACGGCTGACGTTGACGCTAAGGTCAACAGTCTCGCACAGGCCACTGGCGTCGCGCCGCCTGCCGCGTCGGAAAGCGAGATTGCAGTCATCCAGTCACAGCTTCAGGCGTTGGCGTTGGCCCCACCGCCGAAAGAGTTTATCTCGCCGCGCTACGGTTCGTTCTACGACACGACTGACCAGACCGCTGCTGTCATCAACACGGCCTACGCCATGACGTTCAACGCGACGGATATATCTTACGGCGTGACGCGCGGCACGCCGACTTCACGTATTTTTGTTGACCGCTCCAACATCTACAACATTCAGTTTTCCGCGCAGTTCCTCAACACTGGCGGCGGCGCGCACCGCGTTTGGGTGTGGCTACGCAAGAACGGCACTGACGTAACTAACAGCGCAACTGCCATCCGTATGCAGGGAAACAACTCTGAGGATGTCGCAGCGTGGAATTTTTTGCTACAGATGAACGCAGGCGATTATTTTGAGTTAATGTGGGAAGTGGATAACACGGGCATTTCGCTGTTTGCAGACCCTGCCACGGCTGTTCACCCAGCCATCCCGTCAATTATTTTGAGCGTGACTGACAACGTGAGTTCTTTGGAGACATAATATGGCCGTATCTATCAGTAACATCATCCCCGCTAAGACAGCGGAGAACGCACAAACGACACAGTACACGTCGAACGGCGTGCAGACGATCATCGACAAGTTTACCGCGACTAACTACAGCGTGTCGGCTGCGACGATCAGCGTCAACCTTGTGACGGCTGCGGGCAGCGCCGGTAACGACAACTTGATTGTCAAGACCAAGACGCTCCAGCCATCAGAGACGTATACGTTTCCTGAACTGGTCGGCCATGTGCTGCCGAACAATGGCTTCATCAGCACAATCGCTGGCACGGCGTCCGCCATCAACATCCGCGCGTCAGGTCGGCTAGTCAGCTAATGTCCGTAACAGTGCGCGCCGCCACTATTGACGACATGCCAAGCTACATGGACTTGGCGGAAGCGTTTGTTGCGACGACACCTGTTAGCCATATAATTCCGTTCGACCGCGATGGCACTGCCGCGTTTGTCGAAGGCGCGCTAGACAGCGAAAACATGATTGTTTTGGTGGCGGAAGACGCAGGCGAACTGATCGGCATTACCGCGGCGATTGCGTACCCTATGTACTTCAACCCTGCAAAGCTAGTGGCGCAGGAGTTGTGGTGGTATATCAAGCCAGACGCACGGGGCGGAACAGCATCAAAATTGCTATTCCAAGAGATAGAAAAATGGGGTAAGAGTAAGCAGGCAGAAGCTATGTTTATGGTTGCGCTAGACAACGACCGCGTTGAGACTATGGTGAAAATGTACGGGCGTTTAGGGTATACACCCACAGAACGTGTGTTCGTAAAGGGATTAAACTAATGGCACTTACCACAGGCATGGCAATCGCCGCAGGCATATCCGCCGCAAGTTCACTTGCCGGCGGCGCCATCGCCGGAAAAGCATCTAAGAAAGCAGCCGCAACGCAAGAGCGAGCAGCGCAAGACGCGACCGCAGCGCAGGAGCGCATGTTCCAGCGGCAGATGGAATTGCAAGAGCCGTTTCGCCAAGGTGGCCTAACAGCACAGCAAGAGATTATGCAGCTTCTGGGCAT